ATTAATCAATTGTCATCTAACATGTGCTTAAATAATAATCAATAGTTAAGTGTTGTAAAAATACAACAGTGTTGCGTAAATGAGACAGTTGTGATACACATAGTATCTACTGTACAATCGTACAATAACATCTGCCTAAATATTAAGCACTTGTTCTGTAAGGAACTATCCACAACTTATCCACAGAAAATTACAAAGTAATTTTGTCCACAGGTTTGATTAAAACTATCCACATTCTATCCACAATTTAATGCACAGCATATCCACAAGTGGGGTGCTATAGTGCTATCAATGAAGGGGCAAAATGCGCCTATGGGCTTAAAAAGGGCATTGGTGAGGGTGTCATTTATCCCTGTTAAGGGTGCAATAGCTTAACAATTAATTGTCATAAAACATTCATAAAAGGTTCATATTCAAACGAATGAAATTGATATAATGCTCTCAACGCAACGAAAAACAGCAAGTGTTGCTTTTTTACAACAGTGTCTCATTTTTACAACAAAGGGGTTTTAATCATGGTTACAGTAAAACAAGGTAAACAATTGGCATCACTATTTAATAGCTATCAAGTAGCGCATGACATGGCTACAAAAGCGGTACAAAAGGGAAATAGAGAGGGTTATAGACTATGGGCAGATAGTGCAGATATCGTCTCTTTAGTGTTAAGTAATCATTTCAACATCTACTTACCGAATAATCAGGAAAGCCTTAACGAACAAATCTTTTTATATGGTGCAGAAAAAACACAATGGCGCATTGAGAATAGGTATCAAGATGTGATTGATTATTGTAACAAAGCATAACTGAAGAGCCCTTAATGGGCGAAACCCTAGCAATAGGGTCTTATGCACTAAGCAATTGCATGGCGGTAAAATACTTAGCTGGGCGGGTTCCTACGGGGGTCTAGTTGCCTTAAGCCAAACCATGAAAACCTTAGAGCTACTTACAATAGCCTTGAATGTAGCCCATCACTAAGCCGTAGATTAGGGGCAAGACTAAAGATACTAGGTAAGATGACTAAACCCTAAAGCATAGTTATTGCTTGCTATGGTGTCCAGAATGGTGTCGTAAGTGTTTTACGGCTTTGCTTTGGGGTGAGGTCAAACTAATGACACTTAGTAATAGGTGTTATTACTTTGGCTTTTAACAAGGGGCAATTATGAAAGAGTATTCATATCAAGAACTCGCTAACATTGGGCGCAAGTATTATAAAGATAGGAACTTCTGCACTGTTGTTGCATTGGCTGTGACATGTCAACAAGCTTTTGGCAAGTGCTATCACACCATGAAACGATTGGGCAGAAAAGACGGACACGGGGCGTTTGGTGTGCTTGATGGTGTTAAAATCTTAGGCTACAATGCCACACGGATAGACCATGAATTGGTTTATAATAGGCAAGTAAAGACAGTCACTAAACTATTACCAGCAACAGGGCATTATATGGTATTCGTTCGGGGGCATGTGTTAGCGGTAAGAAACGGGCAAGTAATAGATTGGACAGAAGGGCGAGCACACCGCATAATGAGCGTTTGGAAAATTGAAAGGGTATAATATGCAATTAAATCATGATGAAATATGTACTTTAGCACAAACAATTAACCCGTCTGTGGAATATTATAGACAATTAGCCAGTCAACCCTTTGCTACTAGGTATGATAGAGAAATTCTAGAAGTCTTAGAAGAATTACAAACCAAATTGGAGGAACATTTAAAATGAAAGCTACTGAAATGAAACAAGGTGATGTTATTCGTTTTTATGGGGCAGATTTTATACTTGGGGAAGTGTTTAATCGTGAGGGGGTTTATTGGTCAGAGGGGAAAACATTAAAACCCTCTGAAGCAATGCTAAGTGCACCTTACTATTTCCCTAAAGATGATAACGGGCTATATTGCTGGAAGTTTCAAGGGAATAAACTACGGGAATTAACTAAAGTTTAAGGGGGCAAGTAATAATTCTCTCACGGGGGTTATTGCTGGCAATCTTGCCAAACTAGCGGAGAAAACACCATGAGTTTAGTAGATGCAAAAATGAAACAATCATACGCAGTAATGAATAATGAGGGCTTTGAGGGGGGTTTCGGCTCATCTACCCTCGAGGGATTGAAACAACAAATTAATTCAAGGTTTAAATTTGACACTATGACACCCGATAATCGTGTATATTGGGAAAACTACCTAAAACAGTTAAAAATTGTTAAGGTAACAGAGATTATTGAGGATATTGAACAATGCTAGAATCTTATGATAGTATTCGGGAACTGGGGGCATTTATGCTTGCTTGTTCTGTTTATGTGGTTTTATATTTAATATTTTTTGGAGAGTAAAAATGGACACAAAATACAATGGTTGGACAAATTACGCAACATGGCGCATTAACTTAGAGATTTTTGATAATATGGAACTCGGGGATTTTTGGGGGTTTCATGATGCCGAAGAAGTGGAAGCATACGAACTAGGGGAAGTATTAAAAGACTATGCCGAAGAAGTTATTTTACAGGATAGTAACGTAGACTCTTTGGCTTTTAGTTATGCTTTAGCTTTCATTAGTGATGTAAACTGGACTGAAATTGCTCAGTCTATTATTGACAATTCAAAGGAGTAATAAAATGCTTTCAATCAATGTTATAGGCTCAAATCAAACAGAACTAACAGCGAATGGGGTAAAGGTGTTGTTTAGCTATAACACACCAGTCGCATGCTGGATTAACGGGCAATTCTATAAAACTAGGCAAAAATGGAGTGTGACAACATCTAAACACATTAATAAATGGGCACATTTGCCCTTAGAAAAAGAACAAGTTTTCTTTGATGGTTTAGTGAGTAAATTTAATATGGAAGGGGTTTTATAATGCTTTATGAATATTATTTATTGTATGCAAAAAATAATGGATTTCAACCAATGAAAAGAAGTGTTTTTGATTCATTTATAAAAGTTGGGTTTACTTTTACGCATAATGGTTTACAAGCCCCTATAAAAAGAGAGGTTTTATAATGAAGCAAACCTATCAATACTTATACAACATAGGCGGAAAAGACATTGTTAGGCACTTGGCTTTTTTGGAAACCATTGGAATGGATACCCGAATTTATTATGACGGCAAACAAGCCAAAAAATTAAGAAAACAAACATTTATAAGAAAGGGACAAAATGAATTATGATGTATGGGCGGAAGTGGATAAACAACTCGATAAGGATTACAGAAGACGGAACCATATATCTTGGAACTTACACAAGAAAGAAAAACGAGCTAACACTCTATCTAGAATTAAGCAATGCTTCATTGATGAATTTGAGCTTGTTCTATTGGGATGCAGTCTTATTGGTTGCATATACGTTATTATTTTATTGCTTAACAAGTAAGGAGAGAAAAGAAAATGTCAGAGAAATTAAACACATACGAGGTTACCTTTTATTTAGAGCAGAAAGGACAGTATACGGATTGGATAGCAGAGGTTTTACAAAGTGGTTTAAATAGTGGGGAGGCAATTTATTATTTAGATGTTTATAAAATTCCTGAGCATGAAATGGAGATACATTAAAATGAACTTATATCAAATGGATGTATACGAAATTGAACGCTATATAAGAAATAATTCTATAGAAGCGAACACTTTAACTGTAGTTTTAATTGAGAAATTAAAAGAAGTTAGTGGAAAATACGAGGAGATCACAACACTTCTTGATGATTTAGACTTATCAATTAATGCTGGAGATTTAGAGGACGAACTAAGAACAATTTTTTATGATTGGGATTGTGATAGACAAGAAATAAAAGCTTTACAAAATGACTTAAATGTGTTAAAAGAACCTTTTCAAACTAACTAAGGGTTTTTATGCACTGTCAGTCATGTGATGTAGAATTAACAGATACAGAAGCAACTAGAAAGGACTTGAGAGGGAATTTTCTTGATCTTTGTACTTATTGCTATTATGAAATAAGGAAAGATGTTTCCCTCTCTAACAATTTTGATTTAAACATCATTGAGAAAGATGAAGAGGACTAAAATGGCTTTTATAGGATTTCACCCATGCCCAAAATGTAATAGTCGGGACAACATGGCAGAATATACAGATAATTTTTATTGTTTTGGGTGTGGTTTTGTAGAACAAAAACGAAGTTTAAGTCGATTTAAGACACAAACAGAAGTTAGGGTATGTGATGGTATCACTTTAGAAAATTCTTTGCCTGTAGAGGCTAAAAAGTGGCTTCTTGCCTATCATTTAACTCCAAAAGAGATGGAACAATTCAAATATTCGAGAGAAAGGGTTACAAAATATGGACAAAAACGCTGTAATTTATTGGTGCTTATTGCTAATAGCAACTATTGGCTTGCTCGCAACCTTGACGACGGGGTTAGATATTTAAGCAGTGGGGTTAAGCCATATTTAGAATATGGAGATAATAGTAATACACTAGTTTTTGTTGAGGATGTCATTAGTGCAGTGAAAGTGGGACGAGTGGCAACTGCAGTGCCAATGTTAGGGGCTTCAGTGCTTAGAGATTGGTGGGATAATGCTAAAAAGTATGACCGAATTATAATATGGGGTGATAGGGATAAGGCATCTCAGAATGTGATACAAGCAAAGAGAGCAAGTGAATTTGTAGGTAAAAAGGTAGAGATTATCATTACTGATAAAGACCCAAAAGAATTTGATACAAATGAAATAAAAGCATTGACAAAATGTTAAAAGCAAATTACCCTAATTATTAATTATATATATAATATAATAATAATTAAATAATAAAGGATTAATAATGATTGAATATAGTATTATTAAATTATTTATAAATAATAATGAATTATATGATAAGTATTTTTCATCATTAAAATTAAATTACATTGAACAGAACTATAAAACACTTTTTAGATGTTTTAAATGCCTCCCTGTAAACTCACTTGAGGGCTTGGAAGCTAAGTTCCTTGCTGAGTATCCAGTGATCAGAGAGGGAGATAGAGATGTGGTAAGAGGGGTTATTAATGACATTTCTAAAGCTTCTGCAATTGAGGCTGAAGTTACCCCTTATCTAGAGAGTCATCTTGCACAGGCTTGGGCGGCTGAATTAGCTATCCTTGCCCTTGAAGTCGGAGAGGGTCGGAAGACAGTAGAGCAACTTGATGAACTTATTGCTAAACGTGATAGTTCTTTAACCCTTGAGGAAGAGGAAGTCCAATATGTTTGCACAGACATTGAGGAACTCATTAATAATGAAACCATAGAGGGTGGCTTACACTGGAGGTTAAATTGCCTTAACAGGAGTTTAGGACCACTACGCAAAGGGAACTTTGGACATATCTTTGCACGAGTGAATACAGGTAAAACTGCAATGTGGATTTCAGAACTAACACACATGGCACAGCAAACAGATAAACCAATATTAATATTTTTTAATGAGGAGCAAGGAGAAGATGTTGTATATCGTATGTATAATGCTATCACTGGTCTTACTTATCTTGAACTAAAGAATGATCCTATAGGTGCTAAAAAATTATGGGATTCAAAGTTTGGAGATAGGATTAAATTTATTGATGACCCCACGATGGTCAATAAGAAGATGATGGAGAAGTTATGCGCCTTACATGAACCTGCTTTAATTCTTATTGATAACATGGATAAGGTTAAAGGGTTTAGTGGAGATAGAAAAGACCTACTCTTGCATGAGATTTACAAGTGGGGAAGAGATTTAGCAAAGACCTATTGCCCTATTATTACCATTGGTCAAGCAGATAGCACAGGGCATAATAGCAAGGTGATTGATGAGAGTCAGATGGCAGATAGTAAAACTGCTAAACCTTCAGAGATGGACTTTATTATTGGTATTGGACGAGAAGATAAAGAGGGCTATGAGAACATGCGATATTTGACAGTGAGTAAGAACAAATTACGAGGGGATGAAAATACTCAAGAAGAAATGCGACACATGCGAGGACACCCTGTTATTTTAAGAACACAATTTTCTACTTACGAGGATATGTAAAATGACTACTTTAGACTTTGAGATTAAAAATATTGAATGGTGGGATGAAAAAAACCAAGATAAAGAAAGATGTATTCAGTATGATGTTGACTTTGAGCATGAAGTAGTAGAACATATTACTCATGGTGAACTACTAGAGGTTGAAAATCATGATTAAAGGAAAAGAATGAAGACAATTATTCACGTTAATCAACATGTAATTAAAAGTAATGCAAAGACTGGAAGTAAAGATCCAGTGCTAACAGTTAAGACATATAAAACTAATACTTATGCCCATGAAGTTGAAATTAAAGGCGATAGCAAGATTGTATACAGCCCTGACAAGCCATTAAGCTGTGGAGCTAAAGTTTGGATTGAAACACAGGGTGAAGTTATCATTTTAAAATAGGAAAATAATACATGATAGTTAAAGCATGTGATTTAGAGACTACCATCTTCAATAAGGGAAACGCATTTGATGTTAGGAATGAGGTTTGCTTTATAGGACTTGGTGATACATTGTGGGATATACAATATTCAGAGGAACCCTATGGACAGAAATTGTTGGAAATACAAAATTGCATTGACAATTGCGACCTTTTGCTTTTTATTAATGCTAAGTTTGATTTACATCATCTTCGTAATTTAGGAATTAAATTTAATCACAAACGGATTTGGGACTGTCAACTAGTAGACTTTATGCTAGAGGCTCAAACTACCCCTTATCCATCTATGAATGGGATGGCAGAAAAATATGGTTTACAGAGTAAAGACGATAAGATTGCAACGTATTGGGAAGCTGGCATCTGCACTAAAGGGATTCCGTATGACGAGATATCGGAGTATCTACGACATGACCTTAAAACGACTGAAGAAATTTATAATATACAGAAGGAACTTGTTGAACTCAAAGATAAGAAATTCCAAAGACTTCTCAGTCTAATGAACCAAGACTTACTAGTTCTACAAGATATTGAATACAACGGATTTTACTTTAATGAAGAAGCTTGTTTAGAACGAGCTAAAAATAGTCAAAAACAAATTGATGAACTAAGGATGGAATTAAATGATTACCATAACATCGAAGGATTTAACAGTGAAAGTGGAGACCACATCTCTGCTCTCTTATACGGAGGAACAATTACTATCCCTTGCAAAGAACTTATCGGAGTTTATAAAACAGGAGATAGAAAAGGAGAAGATAAATACGGATGGAAAGATAAGTGTTACACTCTCTCTAGGTTATTTAACCCTCTGCCACGAACAGAACTTAAAAAAGACGGCTATTACGCAACAGGAGAGGACGTTCTTAAACAACTTAAATCTAGGGATAAGTCCGCTAGACGGGTTATTGAAATTATCTTAACTCTGGCTAAATTAGAAAAGATTGTAGGAACCTATTACAATGGACTGCCCAAACTAAGAGAGACAATGAACTGGAAACCTAACATGTTGCATGGAAATTTAAACCAAGTAACAGCTAGGACAGGAAGACTTAGTAGCACCAAGCCAAACCTACAGAATATTAGTGGGGATATGAAAGAAATATTTACATCGAGGTATTAATATGTTAGTGTGCGTATATTGTGGTGAAGAAATAGATGAAGGACAACTTGAATGTTGTGGAGAAAACCATTTTGAGGAGATTGATGATGACGAAGACTACCCTTTCGATTGAAACACAAGTAGTAGATTTTTTATCCTTTACACCAAAACTATCAGATTATATTGATGATACATCTTGGATGGCAGACGAAGTAAATATTATTTTACATGATGATGAAGATGATAAACTAGCTCGGATTCGTGATATTTATTTTAAAGAGTTTTATAAAATGGCTACCTTTGTAGCTGATAACCATGAATCTGCTCCTACTGCATCATGGCTATATAATGAAATTATAGACGAAGACTTTTTGGAGGACGAAGATGAGTAAGTTACAGGAGTATCCTGAAGAGGATTATAAAGTAGATGTTACCTATGATATGGAAGAGGCATGGGTTTATGCAACAACTTCAAATGCTGATGAAGTGATACAAAAATATGGAGTTGATTTCTTTATTGAAAAACTCCCTCGATATTCTAAAATAGCTTTACTTGCTTGGAAACAAAAAAATGTTAATACAGGCTGATGCTGCTGCACTAGAGATTAGGGTTGCTGCTTTTCTTAGTCAAGATGAAACTCTAATTAAAGAGATTGTAGAAGAGTTAGATATTCATACTGATAATCAGAATAGATTTGGACTGCCATCTAGACTCATTGCAAAGATATTTGTGTTTAGACTTTTATATGGAGGCAGTGCTTATTCCTATGCTAATGATCCTGAGTTTATGGAGATTAGTAAGAGTGAGAAATATTGGCAAGAAATTATTGATGCTTACTATGATAAATATAAGGGGATTAAGAAATGGCATATTAAACTTGTAAGAGAGGCAGTAGAAACAGGTAAGGTAATTAGTCCCACAGGAAGGGAATATCGGTTCCAGCAATATAATGGGAACTACAAGGATACACAGATTAAGAACTACATTGTGCAGGGTACTGGGGCTGACATTATGGCTCTTGCACGAGTTAGCTTCTTCAATCGACTCAAGAAGTTAAACTATAGCGAGTGCTTACTGGTTAATACAGTGCATGATTCAATAGTTCTTGACTTTAATGAGAAAACATGCGACAATAAGCTTATAGCTCAAACATTGCATGAAGTGTTTGATGATATTCCAAAGAATTTTGAGAAGTTGTTTTTAACCCCTTTCAATGTACCTATGACTTGTGAAGTGCTAATGGGCAAAGACTGGGAAAATATGGAGGTAATAGAATGTTTATAGAAATTGTAGACGTAGTTCGAGAAGAGAAGCCTAGCAGTAATGGTAAAGGAACTTATGGGGCTTTAACAGTTACTTATCGTAGTAATGGTAAGATTGCAGAGAAGAAATTGATGTCCTTTGCAAATCCTACAGTATTTAAATATTTTGAGAAGGCAGTTAAGGGAGATACAGTTGATGTAACTTCAGTTAAGAATGAGAAAACAGGTTATTGGGACTGGACAGGTATTGGAACAGGAGAAGCACAAGTGGCTACACCATCATCAGCAAATACATCAGCAACAACACGAGTTACAGGAAGTAATTATGAAACAAAAGAAGAACGAGCAGTTAAACAACGATACATTGTCCGACAAAGTTCAGTTGCTAATGCTATTTCTGCTTTGGCTATTAGTGCTAAGTCCACTCCTAAGTCTGGTGAAATTATCACGTTAGCAAAACAGTTTGAAGAGTATGTATTTTCAATTCCATCTGCTTTAGATATGCTAGTAAATGAATTAGAATCAGATATTCCAGAATAAGTTGCTCACTCAAAGGGGGCTAGTCCCCCTTCTTTTTAAGGAATAATATGATAGCACTATTAGATGGAGATTTAATTTTATATAGATGTGCCGCTAGTGCTGAGAATGATCCTTATGGCATTGCACAATCAAGGGTCAATGAACTTTTAGATCAGATTTTAGAAGCTATAGATGCAAAGGAATACCGCTTCTTTCTATCAGGCAAAAAGAATTTTAGGAAAGCAATCTATCCTGAATATAAAGCCAATCGCACTCAACCTAAACCTATCCACTTATCATCTCTTAGAGAGTGGGCTTGTGAATCTTTAAATGCAGAAGTAACAGACCATGAATTAGAAGCAGATGATTATATGGGAATCTACCAAGATAAAGTAGAAGGTAGTACAACTATTTGTTCCCTTGATAAAGATTTATTGATGATTCCAGGAAATCACTATCAATGGCAATTTGGAACTAGCAAGTGGACTAAAGAAGCAAATCGTATGTATCAATCTGAATTAGAAGGTTTAAGACTATTTTATGAGCAATGTCTTAAAGGGGATAAAGCAGATAATATTAAAGGTATAGCAGGACTTGGAGATGCTAAAGCAAAAAAACTTCTAGCTGAATGTACTAATGAAAAAGAGATGCTAGATATTGTTTTAGAAAAATATGGGCATGAGGAAGAGTTTTTAATGAACGCACAGTGCTTGTGGATATTACAAGGATTTGACCAATATTATTTGGAGAGATATGATGCACTTAAAACTTGATATAGAACAGATGGGAGAGGTAGCAATAGTCTACTTGAGGGAATGTATTATGTTAGAACTTCTCTTTGATAGGAATGAGAAAGTATTAAAACACTATATGTTTGTATTAAAAGAAATAACCCCTCCTGGAGAACATAATGAGTACAAGAAAAACTTCTACAAAGAAATCTGTAGAATGGACAGAGGGTCGCTTCAGAGCCTTCATAACGAGTACACTGAGGGGTGGTTTTAGAAGATACCCTCCAAAATATGAAGTATTGAAAGAAGCTTTATGGGGTAAGAAAGTCAATAGCAAGTCTGGTAGGATGTGTTTACATTACACTTGTAATGAGTGTAAAGGGCAGTATCCAGCTAAAGAGGTTAATGTAGATCATATACTCCCTGTAGTAGATCCAGCAATAGGTTTTAAAAATTGGGATGTATTTGTTAAAAGACTTTTTTGTGATAAAGAAAACTTACAAGTATTATGCAGTAAATGCCATACCAAAAAAACTAAACAGGAAAGAGAGGTTCGAAATGCTACTACTAGATCCAGCAAGTAAATATGCAGATTGTATTATTGGGGAAGATTATTATGGAAGTAAAGTGGTCTATGATGCTGAAAAAGTAATTAAAGTTTTAATGACTATGGATGAAATGACTGAAGAAGAAGCTTTAGAATACTTTGAATTTAATATTGTTGGTGCCTATGTTGGAGAAGAAACTCCTCTTTTTATTTGGAAGACAGATGGATGGAATGAAGATAGGGTAGATATAATTGGGCAAAACGGAAATGATGGAGATCATTATGAGTAAACGTATTTTAGTGATACCTGATAGTCAAGTACAACCTGATGATTCATTTGAATTTCTATCATTCATTGGTCAATATGCTGTAGATATTCGTCCTGATATCATTGTGCATTTGGGGGATTTTGCAGATATGCCTAGCCTTTCTAGCCATGATAAAGCAGGAAGCAAAAGTATGGAAGGACAACGATATAAAGCAGATGTAAATGCTACTATTGAGGCAATGACTACTTTATTAACTCCAATTAAATCTCATCAAGAACTTCTTAAACAACAACATCGTCCTCGATGGAATCCTAGAATGGTTATGTTATATGGAAATCACGAAAATCGTATTAATCGGGCTATTCAAAACGACCCTAAACTGGATGGGCTTATTTCTCTCTCCGATTTGCAATATGAAGAAATGGGATGGGAGACTTACCCTTTCTTACAGCCTGTCAATATTGAAGGGGTCATGTTCTGCCATTATTTTGTTTCTGGGGTTATGGGTAATCCTTGCACAACTGCTCGTGCTATACTTAATAAACATCATCAATCCTGCATTGCTGGACATCAACAAGGACGGGATATAGCTTTTGGTAAACGTGCTGATGGTACCGAGATGACTGCCATGATTGTAGGCAGTGGGTACGAGCACGACGAAAAATATTTAAATTCACAAACAAATAATCATTGGAGAGGAGTTGTAGTATTGCATGAAGTAGTAGATGGTCACTTTGATGAAATGATGGTTTCATTGCGCTATCTTAGAACTAAATATAGTAAAGTTAAATTAGAAAGGGTAGCATAATGGGATTGCCTGATTACGCATCTAAAGAAAGTACACTACCCTCTAGCAAACAGATTGGTGGGGCACATTATAAAAAGTATGCTATTCAACCTGCAGAGTTTTGTCATTATAATAATATTCCATATCTAGAAGCCACAGCCATTAAGTATTTGTGTCGATGGAGAGATAAAGGTGGAATGGAAGACTTAGATAAAGCAATCCATTACATTGAACTTCTAAAAGAATTTGAATATGTTGACATTAAGTGAATTAAAAGAAAGAATAATCGAGCAAGTTAGCGAAGAAGACCTCATTGACTTGCTTGGATTAACAACGGAAGAATTGGTAGATGCTTTTCCATATAAGATAGAAGACAAGTATGAAGCCCTTCTCTCTGAGTTGGAATGACTGGTTTCCTCCAATTAATTTATATAACTACCCTAGAAAAGAAAGAAAATACATGGATATAAGTCAAAAAATCCTAAGTGATGTTACCATCTTTAATAAGTATGCTAAATACATCCCTGAAATAGAACGTCGTGAGACATGGCAAGAGTTAGTAGAACGTAATATGGCAATGCACATCCGTAAATATCCTCAACTTAAAGATGAGATTAAGGAAAACTATCAATATGTATTCAATCGGCAAGTGCTACCTTCAATGCGTTCTTTGCAATTTGGTGGCACTCCTATTGAGCTTTCTAATAATCGTATGTTTAATTGTGCTTACTCCCCTTGTAATCATCCAGCCGTCTTTAGTGAGACGATGTTTAATCTTCTTGGAGGTTCGGGAGTCGGATTTTCGGTTCAGAGCCGTCATGTGGAGAAACTCCCTAGTATACAGGGTCCAACGGAAAAACAAAGGAGGTTTTTAATTGGTGACTCTATTGAAGGATGGGCTGATGCTGTTAAAGTGCTCATTAAAGCATATACCCTTGGTAAGTCTGACCCTGTGTTTGATTTTAGGGATATCCGTCCTAAAGGGGCAAGACTTATTACTAGCGGAGGGAAGGCTCCAGGTCCAGACCCTTTACGCATCTGTCTTGATAAGCTTCGTAGCGTACTCAATGACTCTATTGGTCGTCAACTCAAACCGATTGAAGTGCATGATATGGTTTGTCATATCGCTGATGCTGTCCTATCTGGCGGTATTCGACGTGCTGCTCTAATTAGTTTATTTGACCATGATGATTTAGATATGCTTTCTGCAAAAAGTGGTATGTGGTGGGAATTGAACCCTCAACGTGGTCGTGCTAATAATTCAGTAGTGCTACATCGTCAACATACAACAAGCGAGATGTTCTTTAAAGTATGGGAAAGAGTTAAAGCAAGTGGAGCTGGGGAACCTGGAATCTTTTGGACTAATGATTATGATATGGGTAGTAATCCTTGCTGTGAAATTGCTCTTAACCCAAATCAATATTGTAATCTAGTAGAAGTAAATGTATCTGATATAGAGACACAAGAGGAATTAAATGCTCGTGTTAAAGCTGCAACTTTTATTGGTACATTACAAGCTGGCTATACTGACTTTCATTACCTTCGTAATGCTTGGAAAGATCAAACAGAGAAAGAAGCACTGCTTGGTGTAAGTATGACAGGAATTGGTTCTGGTAAAGTATTATCCTTAAATATAAAAGAAGCTGCATCTCTTACTAAACAGGAGAATGAACGTGTGGCACAAATTATTGGTATTAACCCTAGTGCTCGCATTACCACTGTTAAACCTGCTGGTACTACTTCTCTTGTGCTTGGTAGTTCTAGCGGTATTCATGCTTGGCATAATGACTATTATATTCGGAGAATGAGGGTTGGTAAGAGTGAACCTCTTTATACTTATATGGTAAATACTGTTCCAGCTCTTATAGAAGATTGTGTAGATAAACCACATATTCAAGCAATTATGCAGTTTCCACAAAAAGCCCCTGAAGGCTCTATGCTTAGGACTGAAAGTTATTTAAACTTATTAGAACGAGTAAGACGTTTTAATTTAGAATGGATAGAAGAAGGACATGTATCAGGAAATAATAAACATAATGTATCTTGTACTATTTCATTGAAAGATGATGAGTGGGAAGGATGTGGGATTTGGATGTGGAATAATAGGGAAGACTATACAGGAATTTCTGTACTCCCTTATGATAATGGCACTTATGTTCAAGCACCATTTACAGATTGTACTAAAGAAGAGTATGAAGAGTTATTCTCTCATCTTACTGAAATTGATTTAACCAAAGTAGTAGAACATGAAGACCACACAGAACAGAAAGATCAAGTTGCTTGTGGAGGAGGTGCTTGTGAAATTAACTAGGAGAAAATTATGTATGTAGTTTTTCAGTGGATTAGTGGATTTATTATAGGGTTTGAACTACTTTCTTATGAGGAAATTGGAATGGAAGGGACAGGATGGATTTGTGCAGTCAATTTTGGCATTTTTAGGCTTTGTATAGAAAAAGACGCTTCATAGGAGACGTTTAAACGAAATAAAAAAGGGCAGTCAATACGATGCCCTTTCTTTTTATCTAAAACTCGTCTAAGAGCTTAAAAATAGTGTTCCTAACGATTTAGCCTAGTAAGTAGGTACAAACAGGTCACTTCTACCTATTCCTTCAGATGTTGCTACAGAAACTGCAGGGAAAATTAGAATATTCTGCAAAGTTTTAGCTCTAACTGCTTTATCAATATTTTTTGGCACTGATAAAACCTTTTGCATCATTGTTCCAGATTGTGCTCTATCTAAAACTCCTAACTCACGAAGACCTGGAGCAATACGTTTAAACTCACTTACCATTTTTTCAGGATCAGATAGATTTTTAATATGTTGATTTAAAGCAGCCAACAAATCATTCTTACCCTCTGGAGATTGTTTGACTAAATTAATTACTTTAGTAAATTCTGGAGTTCCAAACTTAAACCCTTCATTTAAAAGAGTAGGCATAGCATCTCTGGCTTCTGCAATAAATTCCTGACGTTCTGCAGATTTAAGCACACTATATTGTTTCTCTCCTAGATTACGTTGAAGGTATTCATCAAAGCGAGTTTTTAAAGCATCTCTAGCAGCTTCAGGTATTTTAGTTTTAGTTTCTATTTCTGCACCCTTCTTAGCTACAGTGTATACCCCACCATTTTGAATAAGATTTAGCACATCTTTAGAGGCAAAAGGCTCTACTTTAGGATTAGTGGAAAGTTCAGAGAATAATGTCTTCTTTAAATTACCAGCTTCTCCTGCAGTCATTTGACCACGTTCAATAAGGGCATTAACATCATCCATTAAAGTTTTATACTCTGGAGAAGTAGCAAATACATTAGGGGTAGTTGTTTTAGTTACAACTTTAGGGGCAACTTCTAATCCCATTGCTGAATATTGTGCAGGAGTTACTTCTTTAGTTACTGATACTTGACTCTTTAAATTTTTAAGGTTTGCATAAAAATCAGTACGAAGTAGATCAGATGCTTTTGTATCTACACTAGCAGCCAAAGCTCCTAAATTCCCACCAAATATTTGTGATTTTAAAGCATTTTGAGTAGCCTCTGAATTTTCAGTAGTATGAAAAACACCATAAGTATCTTTACCAAACATCCTTTCCCCAACCACTTCAGAAGCTCGTTGTTCTACATTGTTAGGAATTAAATTAGAAAGCACTCGACCTTTCCAAGGAAGAAGTTTAGCCGCCCCTTTAATTCCCATTAAACCACCTTGAGTTCCAAGACTAGCTACTAGTTCAGCAGTTAAAGCTGTAGCAGGAGATGCTTTCATAGTTCTAGCTGCCTCACCTGCAAGTCCTCCAGTAGCTCCTAATAAGCCACCTAAACCAGCAGCAGGAAGTACACCAACCCACGTTGGACTACCTAACACTGCACCCATTCCAGCACCAATAGCTGCCTCAGTACCTACATTTTTAAGACTAAAGTCATGCTCTGGTCCAGGGGAAGTAAATTGCTCCCAAGCAGTTTTTGGAGCTGTTAATGTCTCACTAGTAGTTGTTGGTTGATTTAAAGCATTTAATATAGTAGGATCAGTAACATATCCTTCATTAAGTTGCTTTAATAATTCTGGATCTTGAATATATTCTTCAGCCATTATTGTTTCTTCCATCCTTTACCATCATTTACATAAGTAACACCATTAATTACTTTTGTAGTTAAAGCAGAAGTGCCTAAAGCTTCTTTATCAGTACCATTTACTTTTAACCAGTCTGCAAATTTAACTGTTGGATTCTTTTTAGCATACAAAGAGTATTTAGCTACATCAGTTCCAGTAAAAGGAATAGCTTGTTTTACTTTCTCTAAGTTAGCAGTGATAGCTGCTTTTTGCTCATCAGATACGGCAGGATTAGTCATTGCAGCATCAGAAGCTGCCTCAGCAATTTGACGAAGCTCACCCATCTTTTGCACTTGAACTACATAAGGTTGTCCAGGTTTAGCAATAAGGGCACTTTTCAAATTGTCAAGTTGAGAAATAGTTGTACGTCTACCACCATTTTGCATTGTACCAATATTTTGTATCACTGGAAGCATAATAGATTCATACTGACCTGATTCAGAGGGAGTAATAGCAGTACCAAAGGCAGCCCCTGTTGATGAAAGGATACCAGTTCCCTTTAAGCCAGTAAATACACCAGCAGTGATTGGAGAAGTTCCACCATTAGTAAGAACATTTAAGTTAGTTGTTGCTGGTACAAGTTCTGCAGATGAAGTTACAAAGTTATTGGCATATCCACGTTCATAAACAGATGATTTACTACCATTATCTTTAGGTTTTAATGAGGCAGTTAAAGCAGCTAAATCCATTCTATTTTGTTGTCGAATAGCTTCCATTTCTTTTGCATTAGCATTTCTATCTAAACCTGCTTGCACTCTAGCATCTGCTGAAGCTTTAGCTTGATCAATCATCACCTTACGATAAGCCTCTTTATCTGCTGAATTTTGCATCATAGTAGCAAGTTTATCTGCTGGCATAAATTGAGAAGCTACTCCAATAATTTCTTCATTAGTAGGAGTTTGTCCTAATACTTGTTTAGATTTCCATAGTTGTGCAATAGCTTCTTGCCCTTTCTTTTGTTGAAGGGCTTCTTGTTCTTTTGCAGCAATTTCAGTATTAAGTTTAGCAGTTTGTGCTTGGTTTTTAGCAGACTCTTGGTAAAGTTGAGAAGCTTGACTAGCCTCTCTACCAAAGCCAGCATCACCTAATTTTTGTGAAAGGGTTCCATAAAGTTTAGTAGGGTCTGAACTATCAGCACCTAATTCAGTTTGAGTTTCTTTAAGGATATTTTCTAATTTAGTAGCCCGTTCAATCATTGGGTCTTGAATACCAAACAAAGCACCACCAAGAGCTTGTCCAATACCATGACCTAATAAAGCTCTATTATAAATTTTACCAGGAGCTACACTTCCTTTAGCCATCATCATGGCATAATTTTGGTTTTCCTCTTGTTGCTTTTGTCTTTGTTGAGCCTGTAATTCAGGAACAGATAGTCCAAATAAACTTCCTACGATATCAGCCATTATTCTTCCTTAGATTTTACCAAATTTAATTCCTGGAGATACATTAGATGTACCTGGAGTTGGAGTACTTCCAAATAAATTACTCATCCAACCACCTGCACTACCTGCTTGGCTACCAAGAGCACTCATCCCACCAGTAGCATAAGAAAGACCAGCTTGTCCTAATCCACTTAATAAGTTATCAAATAGACTTGGAGTATTTTCTGCAGCTACACGAGCATCTTCTTGACCTTGATATAGTTTAGCTTGATTAGCCCCAGCTTGTGCCCCTGCATTTCCAATATCCACTCCCATAGCTAAAGGTTTAAGTCCTAGACTTTCTATACCAGTACCATAACCTAATATTTGATTCATAGCAGTGTAAGGATCTTGTTTAATTTGTTGCCCCATTCCGTAAGTAGCCAAAGCTTGTTTAATGTCATCAATTTGTTGTTGTCTAGCTTTATCAGTAGATTGAGCACCTAATTGAGCATCAGCTAATGATCTTGCAGAAAGAAGACTAAATTGTTCAGGATTAATATAGCCAGTTTGACCTGCATTATTAGTCATTCCAACCCCAACCCCAGTTCTACCTGTTTTAAATAGAGTGTCTGCAAGTTGTGAAGACTCTTGTGCTCTTCCAGGCTGCATTAAAGCTTGTTGTTGATTATAATAGTTTTGAGCAAGTTGATTAGTATCTAAATTAGCCGCCTTACCGAATAAATTAATACCATAATTAGAAACATTATTAGCATAATCTGTTTGAGCTTGGGTAGGTGCCATACCTTGAGCACCCCCATAAAACATATCTCTAAAAGCAGCTAGTTTAGGGTCAAGAGTATATCCAGCAGTTTTATTATCTGTATTAAAATTAGAAGTACCAAACCCTGTTGAAACTGAGTAAGGAGTAAATTTAGCAGCATTAATTGCTTGTGAGTAATCAGGAGTAGCTACATCACTTCCAAAAATAGCATCAAATAATGCTGGGGTACACCAATTAATTACATATTCATACCATCTAAGCCAATTCATTTAATTCTCCAATTTTAACACTATCAATATCATCAACGTCTGCATACTCAGTAGCATGTATACAAAACCAAATACTATCTTCCAAAGCAACTATTGCATGTTCTTTACCAGCTTCAATTAATATACAGGCAGGAGCACTATATTCTACTTCATTCTCTTCTGTAACTACTTTAACTTTACCACTACCTAAAATAGAAAGATGGTCATAAGAATGAATATGTTTTTTAGCAGTGTGGTTTTTTAATAAAATTGCTTGTCTAGCATAAACCCCAGCACCGAAGTGATGTTGGATTTGAGGATCATGTTCAAAATACCCTGTAGGAACTTCTCTTGCTTTTTCTAAAATAGTTGACATTAATTTATCCATCTAAATAGGTTGAATTGAAATAACTCTTTTTGCTTTAGGAATACCATTAATAGAACCAATAATATCTTTGCGGTCTTCTCTAAAATCCCCATCAATATAAAATGGAATTGTCCCTGTTAACATTTCCCATCCAGCCATAAAAAAGGGAATATTATCACTATATGAGTTATTACAAGCTAAATCCCACATCCCACCTTCTAAAAACATACAAGAGCCTTGACATAATTGTAGTACAGGGCACTTAGGGCAATCTTCTCTATGACTCCAATGGGTACTTGTATTTAATTTAATTTTATCAAAATTATCTAAATGCCCAATTAAATGTTTTTCTCCATTAAAACTAGTAGAGATTGCACTTTGGTTTTGGCAAGTTAATACATTTCCTTTTAAATCCACTGCGATTTTACTAGGGTCATCCATTCCACATTTTTGCCCTAACACTTCTGCAGGTCTTTTATTTAAAATAGATTTAATAAAACCTTCTGTTTTTTTATGAATGATATCAAATGAGTTAGCTTTTCCAGATCTAATATCTCCAAATGATTCTAGTCTAAATTTAATATGCTCTTCTGGATCTTTCATACAAGAGGCTACACCACCTTCATCGTATGGGTCAATAAATCCACCTTCCCCTATTGGAGGTTCAAACCCTAGTTTATTCTTGAACCATTCTTGAACATCTACACGACTTTTATTATCTTTATGGATCATACAATTAAAACTCATGCGACCTTTTGGCCCTAACTTTTCCCATAAATCCATAATATTAGCTAGTTGTTCTGGATCATCTAAAGGGTCTAATCCTCGTACATGATATCCTGGACCATCATGGGACAACCCAATTCCAAAGCCAATCTCATCAATCCAATCATTAATTTCCTTAGTTAATAATGATCCATTAGTAACCATATTTAATATAGCATTAGGGTATAAAGTTTTAATTCCTTCTGCAAGGGGTCTTAATGTTTTAATATAAACTAATGGTTCCCCACCCCAAAATTCAACTCTAAATTCTTCAGAAGGAGTAATCCAACTAGGAAGTTTATCTAAAAATGGTTGAACATCATCTTTAGTTGTTTCATCTGCTTTAGGTACAAATCTTTGGTTACAATAACTACATTCATAATTACATGATAAACCAAGTTGAATCTTTAATACTTTTACTTCTTTAGATTTTCCTGCAGGAGTTTCTTTACTTGTTTTAACAGGGAAAGGGGTATAGTCTTTCTCCTCTCCTTTAAATTCTATAGTTGATCCATCTTCATTAAAAACCATAGATGTCATATTGTCATACCAATATACTATATTTTCATTTGTAATTGGTTTTGTTGCAGTTATTCTAAATTTAGCCACAGAAATCCTTATAATTTAATGTAGTTACGGACTGCTTCAACTACTTTAATATTTGTTACTAAGGCTATAGTGTCTTCATTCCCTAAATTAGCTTCAGTTGTATGAAACACAGAAGCAGAGTGCATTAAAAATAAACCAGGTTGTGGAGATACTGGGAACAACATGTTATGATTAAGAAGTCTACTTCTAGCTGCTATAGGATCAATCATATGAAAACGATTTCCTGCCATTTTCTGATGTGTCTGGTTATTAGCAAAATCTGTTATCTCCAAAGAAAGCCATAATACAGCGACATAATCTACACTACGATGATTATGAGGTTTTGCATATTCACCTGGACCAAATTTACGCAAGCTTGTAATAGCTTCAAATTCTACTGTTTCTGGCTGAGCAAATCCTTCTGCTTTGGCTATATCAATCATTTTAGTTTTTAATAGGTTTTTAAATAATTGGCAAGATGGTCTATTATCTGCTAAAAGGTTATAAGCAACCTCTTGGTTCTTTCTCATATAATGAGGTACATGGGCTTCTGGATGTTGAGCTTCATACTCTTCACCTATAGCAATAATATCAGAGATAAATTCTGGAGTGACTTCTTGAGGAATTTCAGCAATAATATTGGTAGGCC